GGGTCCCTGACCACTTATTAATAATGAATAAGTAATGCTATAAGCGTGTATGTCTCACGCAGTGTTTACGTTGATAATGTAACAAAAGAAAAGAAAATATTATTTATTTAATGATAAGTCAAAATTTTAGTTTTATGTCATACTTACATTAATTGATACTGATTAATGGCTCGGACAAATAATAATAATAATAATTGTTTATTTAGTAATAAGTCAAATTTTAGTTTTAAGTCATATTTGCACTAATTGATACTGATTAATGCCTCGGACAGATTAATTTATAATACTGGTAATAATGATAATAATAATAATAATGATTACGAACTACTTAAAGTGTGAATCTACTGATAGTGTTGACTAAATGGCTAAACTGTTAAAACAGCTGCATGCTAACTAATGCCTCGAATTTTGTTAGTAAAATCAACAATTAGTTTACGTCGTATTGCATTCTAATGCATAGGACGAACCAAGTCAAATTATTATAATATGGAATTAATCCAACTAAGTACTACATATTAAATACTATTCTAAATAAAATTGTTGTTACGTTAATTGGTAAATTGCTGCGCGGAAAAACGCAGTAGCATTTATTTACTTATTCATTTTCTTCTTCAAACTCATTTTAGGCTTAACGTTGTTCTTGTCGAATGATTTCGTCTTGAGCAACATAATGTTAGCCTTAGGAACATGATGGCTGAACTGACATTTTTCACCGTATTTGCAAGGGATGTTCTTTGCAATAAACCGACACAATCCGATCTTTAGCTTGGATTTATCATGGACCATTTCTGGGATGGTCTTGCGAGGCTGGGCACGGACTAACTCACGGCCAACAATGGCATCAATGAGGACTTTCATCTCGGTGTAAATGAGATCTGTCTTGAACAAATCTTCGAGTGATTTAGCATCTCGAAAACTCTTTTCAATCCGTTCCATCTCAGCGATTGTGATGCCTAGATTGTCACAAGCTACTGCAGTTGCGTAATCTAAGTCACTAGGCGGTACAAATTGTACATCTTTAGAATATTTAGCCCAGTAACTCTGATCCACAGCTGTGGCGGCATACTGTCGGTGTCGGGCTATGGGATAAATACCCAAAGCTCTAGGAACCAGGCGTTCAACTGTTTGTGCCCACAATGTTATTATGGGTGTTCGAGGATCAGTTGCAAGAATGCCGGTTGCCTTACGGTGGAGGACAAGTGCATTAGGGACAATTGATGGTGTTGCCGTAAGATGTAGTTTACGGAATTGTCTGAGCACATCACAAATACTTTCGTTTGTGGTCCACGGGTCCAAATAGATACGACCAAGGAAAGGTACTGGGTTTCCTTTATTTATTGCTTCGGCTTTGAATGACATGCCGAACTTCGCCACTGTGCGCATAAGCGTATTTGGTGGTAAATCGAAGGTAACTCCATCATCACCACCATAAACACCGAGATTTAGATATGCATCTTCAGGTGAATAATGGTGGCGGAGGGCGCAATAATTGAGAAAAGCATTGATAACAGATCCTAGAACGCTAGTGATGACAGAGCCTGATAATATAGTGGCTCCAGTGTCATATGAAACTCCGTTAGCGGTAGTAGCTCGGATGTGGCGTTCTTTATTCTCCAGACGGCGTATTGCTTCATGATATGAACGAGGATACGCACGCAAAAGACACGTGAGAAATAGGTCACGTAATACCGATCGTACGGACCCATCTAACTTGTCCGCGTCGGTTGGTACAGCATAACTAGATTGCTGTGCTTTTGCGTTTATGAGGTAGCTGATCTGTCGTGGTGTTTTACCAAACGCATACCAATGGCTAGTCTTAAGGATTGCATCCATAAAAGGATACATAAACTGTCCAAGACTAAAATTATGGTCCATTGGTAGTGTTGAAATATTGCGTGGGTGTACGACTTTTGGGTAAGCTTCAGCTTTCTGGAAAGATTTAACTTTAGGATCAACCATGAGCATAGTATTCTTAACTTGCTCAATCAATGCTTTCTGCGAGGGTCGATTAAATTTGGCTGCCATTTCATCATGGTTCAGCGGTGCTAAGGTTCCAACGGAAGCCAATGGAACAAGGAACTTACTAAATTCATCAAAGAATGTATAGTAAATTGGTGGTAATTTTGGTTCTTTGTTCTTGGGCTCATCAATACGGCCTGCTATGCATGCTTTATCATTATTATATGACTTGGCTGGTGAGAACGTGTTACCGCAGTAACCCGGCCAAATAGCACGCATTGAGGTTTTACCGTCTTCCGTTACAAAGGGCCCTACAGCCTGATACGTGTGTTGATCTACGCATGGTGTAATGATGGTCGGGGCCTTGCCAAACATCTGTGGCGCTCTTTTATAAGCGTCATAGAATAAAGCCGCAGAGTCTAATGGTGATGGAACTTTAGCGTGATTAAAAACGCGTTCCACTTGTCCAAGATTAGGTTCTTTACATTCAGCTGTGCGAATGAATGCGGTGGAGAAAGTGTTGCTAGTGACAGTGCAAGACTGAAATTCTCCAAATTTGGCAATGCTAAAATAGCACTTTGTCGAATCAGCATCACTCAAGGTGTAACGAGTGAATGCTAATTCAGCATGGTTGAATTTGCGGCGGGCCAGGCGCTTACCCGGTAGCCATCGCGCAAATGGGCCATATACTTTCCTGATCGGATTCAAAAATATGATTCTACGATCGGTTGAGACTTTAATTTGCTCGACAAGATAAAATACCGAGTAAAATAAATGATCAACGACAAGATGATCAGTGTCGTAATCCCAACATGGATGCTGG